ATCAGTAATGACCACATCATCATAAGTCGATGCTAAATCTTTTGAACGACTATCAACATCGGCGTGATTAACTAATGTTGTTCCACTAAATGTTGCTAAACTTTCTGCACTCTTAACATCAAAGTCAATAGCAAATTGTGACGCTGATGTTGGTGTATTGATAAATGGTTCGTTTAATGTAATTGTTTGTGTAGACGCTACAAAATTTGTAATTAATTTTGCAGGTTCACCTGCACCATTTCCAGTTGTAATCTTAAATCTTGCGCCATTGTAGGCATCATCAACACTTGTAAAAATTTGACCTGAAGCAGGATTACCTATTGTGATTGTTGTAGATGAAGCAGTTCTCACATTACCCGTAATTGACCTATCAACATTAACATCAAATAGATATGCTCGATATTCATATGTTGAGGAATCAGATGTATTAGCGGCTGAGTCAAACTCTAACGCTTTAACTCTTGCCGTACCAATTTTTGTATTTGAGATTGTTGCAGTAGACGCTGTATTGATAGATGTTTGAGCTACACAATGAACATCAATAGTATCTAAACTATTGATTGGCATACTGCCATATAAATTATTTACATAAACATAATAACCATAGTCAGAGCTAACTCGTTTATTATTAACATTATCAGTTAGTCTAGGTTTGTCAAGAGTAATAACAGTTGGTGCATTTGTTTCGTGTTCGTAACCATAAACATATGCTTTACCTGGTGATAAAATAATATTCGTTTGTGCTGTGTTTGCTGTATTTGTTTCTAATGAAATCTTAAATGGTCTAACTGTATAATTTCCAGACTCATCATAAGTTCTTCTTGCTAGAGTTTCTTCTAATACAGAATAAATTGGATATTTGTATTCTCTTGTAATTTCAGATTGTTCTAATCTTAATAGTTCAATAAACTGTTCGTCATCAATAGAATCCAGTGTTCGTGTTGATAATGTTAGATTAATTTTAAATCTATCTGAACCCGGTGCTTGATAGTTAGAAGCTTCTTGAGCTGGATCTAATAAAGAAGTATCTGTGCTAGATGTTGTAATTGTTTCTGTAATTTCAAAACCAACTCTTACATTAGCTGTTGTATTATTATATTTTGAAACTGCGATGGTTTGTGCATCATTTTTAACGAAATATCCATCATAGTAAAACACACCTTCATTAATTGAAAATACTTGACCTGTTCCAACACCAGATGTTGAAATGTTAGCACCCGTTGGTGTTGCTTCACTGGTTAAAATGGTATCACCAGATACAAATGGATCACCAAATATTTGTTTGACCATTAATGTTTTTGGATCACCAGTGCCTAGGTCATTATCATAAACTTTAATAACTTCTGCTCGTTTTGTTGGTGTTGCTACATTATCAACAATTGTTTTACCAACAAAATTGTTTGCGGTGACAGTGGATCCAACGTAAGTATCATCTAGTTTAAGATAGGTAGCATCTTGAACGAAAAATTGGCCGCCAGTAACAACAGACCCATTTTTAAAAATATGATTACCAAACCGTTCAACTTGTTTTTGTAATAAAGTTTGTAATTGTGTTAGTTCACGAGCCTGAACAGCATAGCCAGGCTTGAATAACATTCGAAGAAACTTTTTATCTTCATCAAAGTCATCATAATATGGATTTACATTAAAATTGGTATCAATACTCATTTAGTTCCTCTAAAACTTTATAACTAATTTAATATTTTCAGCTTGGCCTTGTTCTCTATCTGTCTTTATAGCATTTTCTGCATAAAGAATTTCACCGGAATAAGGTTGAAACTCTGGACGATTTACGGTACTAATCACGGTTCTGGAAACACCTGAAGTAGCACCAACTAAAGGTAGACCGACTGTTACTGTTCCATTTACTTTTGTCAATCTTACCTGATTAGATGTTTGGTCAATCACATTAGCATAAAATGTTGCATTGTTTGCCGAAACACCTTGATAAACATATTCATCTAGCGTATAACTTGAACCAGCAACTAATGAAAAATCTGTTGTCTGTGATATCACAGAATTTGCAGTTGAATGAGTTACTGGTAAAGTATTTCCATATTTATGCGGATTGGACATAATTCCGAACTGTCTAAATGAAGTATTTGCAGGAATTATTCCACCTTCTGTTGTATCTATTTCACCAATACGGATAGCTGTCATTAAATTAGAAGCGCCCAACTCTTTTGCTGGATTTTTAGCATGACCATATTTTGGTGAAAGAATAGCACGAGCTGTTGCACCTGTTCCTGACCCATAGATAAAGGCGTTTGCTCTTGAATATCCTGTACCAATTACCGTGATTGTAACATTGGCAACATTTCCACTTGATAATGTAGAAGATGCCTCTGCACCTGAACCATCACCATCAATATAAACTCTGGTGGAGATTGTAATGTTGTTTCCAGTTCCACCACCATTTGCTGTGGTTGCTGTTGAAATAGTAATCTGATTGTTTGGTGTATCAACAGATGAGATGTGTGTTCCTGTAAATATACCTGTTCCTGTGACAGCCATGTTTGCTGATATATTTGTTGTATTTGCTAAGGTTAAAACAGTACAACTATTTGCAAACGCACTCACCGTTACGATACTATTATAATAGCCTGTACCAGCATCTGTAACAACAATCGTTGTTAATTCTCCATCAACCACACCCGTTGTGCTTGTTCCATAATCTAACTGACTTGTTGTATATGGTGTTGGAATCCAATCTGTCGTTAAAAACTTATTTGATGGTTTAACATTATACATATATTTCCACAAATATCCATCAGCTGTAGCGATGTTACCATTAGATGTTGTATAATCACCACTTGGTTCTACTGTAGAATTAGCAGTAACATTATTTGACATACACTTATATACATTGCGATCCGATGTAATCACATACATGGGTTGTATACCTGCTGCTGAATTTGCAGTTAATAGTGTGTTTATATCAATAGTATCATCATATTGTTGATATCTGTTATTAGCTGTCCATGTTACTCTTGGAATAACTAATTCAACATCATTTGCGGTTGCTTTTTTAGCTGCATAGATATTATCCCATACATCTTTAGCTGTGTCAATTGTATCGACTATTGAGTCTGGTGATAATTCGTTTGCATAAGGCGGGTGATTACCAATATACACATATAAAACAGGATCGGATTCACCTGAATTATATTGTGCATCACGCCAAAGTTTAGCGTTTTGATAACCTGTAGTTTTTGTATTAATTGCTGGCATATTCTTTTATTTATGTCAATATGGTTAAGGTTTTTACATTTGCTGTGGTTGTAAATGCACTTGTTACAGATAAGTTGGTATTACTTATAATACTATCCACAACTCTAATTTCATTATTTACGACTATATTTGAACCAATTGTTAATACAGCATTTGTATTTGCTATATTAAAGTATGTATTTGTACCGGTTACATAAATTGAAGCATTAGCTACATTTACTGTACCTGAAATGGTTACATCTGAAGAAGTCTCTACTGTGATTGGCCGTGTAAATGTATTTGCTTTATTTAAGTCTGCATAATTGACAAAACCAGCAGGATGTAACAAATCTTTTAAAACATTTTTATATTTTGAAAATTCTGTTAGTGATGATGTTACATATGAGTAATCTACATAGTAATCACGGCCTTGTAATTTCCTTTCACTAGATGAGATGATTGAATCCGAAGTTGTCCATCTACCAGGAAATGAAACATAAACGGATTCAATATCAGCATTTGCTGTTGCTGTGCCATCACCATAACCAGTTAAATCTACTTGTGGAATATATTGATAATTTGCACCACCACTAACCACATCAATAGTTATAATTTCACCAGGTTGAACATTACCAATAAAAGGTGTAATATTTTCACCATCTCCCATTAATGAAGTAATTTCTACATTAGCACCAGTAGCACTTACATTTGACGATGATATGGTAATTGTTGGTAAATTATTTTGGTCATATCTTTGACCACCAATAGGAAATACTCCATATCGACCAATTTTTCTTCCTGTAGCTGTTGATGTAAAACTTACATTAACATTAGCATGGGTTGTATTTGAAATAGCATTAATGTATCGACTTTCATTATTAATAATAATTCTATCACCAACACGAACATCATTACCAAAATCGGTCGCTGTTCCAATAATCTCTACATTTCCACTTGAAATGTTTGCTGTTCCACTAATACGAGATGTTTGTATTTCTATTTGAGTAATTGTTCCATTTGCGTTTACTGCTTTAACAGCTGCAGCTGCTCCTTGACCAAATGTTCCGTATGGATTAGCTCCAAAGACCACTTCATCACCCTCAACATATCCTTGGCCACCATCATTAATTTGTATTCTTCCAACAGACTCAAAACTACGAATACTAAAGAAGTTATTTCCTATCTCATAGACAGCACCAACTGCATCGAGTGATGGTGAAATCGTCACTGAAGTATTTGAGAACAAAACAATAACATTGGTCATTGGTCCCAAATCAGTCAGTTCAAGAGGAGTTAAAGCATCGGCAATTACTGTGCTAACATTTTCTCCGGTTGGGATAACGTTTCCTGGAAATCCATAATCAGAAGCTGAAATACTCACATTTCCATAATCGGAAATTCTGTCTGTAAAAACGCTATATGTGTTTTGTGTAGAGTTGGCTGTTCCTGATGTGTCTATATCATCAACCGCTAAGTCAATAAACAAGGGTGCTATACCAGAAACAATGATATCACTACCGTTTGAGAACCCAGCGCCACCATAATTAACAGTAATTGTATCAATATACCCTTCAACTATATCAGAAACAATTCCTGTAGCTGGTTCAGTTGCACCACCTCCAACAACTAAAACTGGATCACCAACATTATAACTTGAACCACCAGAAATAACATTGATACGATTAACAATTGAAAAAGTATCAGCTCGTAAAGTAACCAAATTACCATTAATAATAGTATCAGTTTCTACTTCTTCACCTTGAAGAAATGAACCATTTAATGTTTTACTATTAATGAATAATTGAAATGGAAAACCTAAATTTAATTCATCTGTAATAATTCTTCTTACGGATCTTTCAATAATTGCTGTAGCACCAGAAGACCGACCTCGTATTTGACGATTATCTAACATAGTGATATCAATGTTCTGATAGAAATATTGGATAAAAGCACCATTAGCTGGAGCCGTGTCAAATACTAATTTTTTAGATTCTTGCCTTATATGAAATCCTGAAGTTACTTCTACTCCATCAACATATAATGTTCCAGAAATAAAAAGTGAATTTCCTGTTAAAGGACACCGACAAGGTGAAAGATAAAATGTTTTTGTTGTTCCGTCACCAGTATAAACACTTCTTATGTCTGTTTCGATCTTAAGAATGTTATCGACAACCCATTTACCATCTGAGGCACGAAGAACATTACTTTTTGGAAGAATAATGTCCACTTCATCATTATACAACATTCTAAAAAGAAGTTTGAAGGCTTTTTCGTTACCCTTTGCTAAATACAAAGGCAAAACATTTTTAATTAAAAACTCTTTATTAACCGAAACATCTCTTGGTAATAAATTTGCAAATGTATTAAAAAACTGTTCTTCAAATTTATTAATTGAAACATCAACATCAGCAATATATTTGAGTTCTTTAGCTTGAGTGGTTAAGTCATTTATTTGAGAACCTTGTTTTGTTTCAAGGTATTCATAATATGCTTCTAAAAAACTAATGAATAGGGGATATTCTTCCCGAATAAATTCAGGAACTTGACGATTGATTAATAGTGAAGTTCTTAAATCTGTAGTCATTAACTTTGTGTCAATTCAGTTACAATAGATGTTGGGTCTGTTTCATCAATAGTTAAAATTGTATTTCTTTTACTTTCTATAATACCTTCATCAGCCTCAATAGATAAACGAATTGTTCCATCTGATTGTTCTACGGAGAGTATGTTAATATCACTGATTGAAATGATTCCTGTATCATATTCAATTGTTCCAGCATTATTGTTAATAGTTTGTCTTTCTGCATTATTATCATAATAAACCACTCTTAATACACCAGATCTTGCATCAATGACTCCTGATGCTGAAGCGCCATAGCCGGTACTATCTGTAATAGTTATAACAGCTCGTGTATAATTAATACCTCGATTAATGACCGTAATACTTTCAATTTTACCATTCACAACAACAGCTCGGGCTGTAGCGCCCACTCCGTCACCAGAAACGGTGACCGTTGGAGAGGAAGTATAGCCTGTACCAGGATTATCAATTGAAATAGAAGATATTCCAGAAAATGACTGAGGTATTTCTTCAAAAGCAACTGTTCTTCTTGTTCCCGCTGAATCTAAAACATCAAATTCAGAAGAAGATAATTTGTTTGTAATTGTTCCACGATGTAAAGGTATCCCAAAATTAATAGTATAACTTTTTGATGTAGATAATGTTGGCGTAAATCTTTTTTGTGCTCTTACAATAGTTTCACTTCCAATAATTGCATTTCTATCAGTAGCATCAATATCAGACTCAATTTTAGATTGAACATATCTTGCGCCAAATCTGTTTAAATTAACATCACGATAATTCAAAACAGTGTTTCTTATTGTATTTTTTAAAGTTGCTTCAGTTTGTGTCGTTTTCTTTGGGTTATATTGCACATCACATTCAACAATTAAATATAGATAATCAGGATCAATTATTTCAGTAGAAACAGCTACAATTGCTTTAGGTTTAATTATTTCATCAATAATTCTTTGTTTTTCTGATTCCGAAATATAATAGTTTGATCTTGGTTTTAGTGAAACGAAGACCTTACCATATACAGCTGGAGAATTTTCTTCTCCACCCCAAACAGAAATGGAATCTAAATTGGGATAATTATTTAAAATATATGACTCATAATCTTTATATGAAACTAAACGATTTTGTGATGAGAATTGAGCAGCAGCTGAATACTTAATTTCATCAACGGACTCTCTTTCAGCTCCTCCAGAAGCAGGACTAACAGGCGTAATATTAAAAGTTGTTAAGGATTCACCTAGCGAGTCTGTTATAGAGGATGTTGAGACAAAGTTATTTGCTTTATTTGCAACTGAACCATTCGTAACAACATAATTAACCGTTACAATAGCACCATCTGGTAGTTTTTTACCAACAGCATCGTTACCAAAATAAATTTGATAATTTCCATTTCTTTCTTCTTGTAAGAAATAAACTTCAGAGGTAGATGTTACATCCAAAACTTCAGTAACTTTTTCATAAACAGAAGTCGATGTGTTTGAAGAAGATTGTTGAACGGTTATTGAAATTGTTGTTGTGTCTACATTTGTATCTGGTATTGTAAATATACCTTTTGGATTAGATCCTTCGTTATAATTAAACACATATGTAACATATTGACCTTCATACAATGAAAGGTTTTCAAACAAGTATGATGAATTAGCTTTTGTAGCTATCACATCATCTAAAACAATAAAGTTGTAGGCCTTACTATCAATTTGTTCAGATAAAAATGAAAATCCTGAAGGTAAAGTAACTGTTCCTGTGGTTACACTGGAAGATGGAAGTTCTAAATTAATTCTAGCAACTGAAGAACGAGTAGAATATGGAATATAACCTAGTGTTTTTGCGTGTGAAACGGCAGAGTCTCTTAACAGTGCTGTATCTAAAAAGGCCTCATTTGCAACCATATTAAGATAGTAAGCATTATAATGTGTATTGTATGCTAATATATCTAATAAGATTGAAAGACCTGAACCATCAAAATCATAATCAGTAAATGTATTTTGCTGATTTAGAAAGGTTTTTAAGTTGGTCTTGATGGTATCAAAATCAAGCTCGGTTATTCTTATTCTATCAACTGCCATTTTTATCTAATTCTCTCTAGGAAAAAGTTAATTGTGATTGGACTAGAATTATTAATTACAAAAAATTCTAATTCTAATTTATATCCATTTTCATCTGGTGCAGCTATAGCTGTCACTCGTGATGTTCTAACTCTTGGTTCAAAATTATCAATTGTTTCTTGTATTTCTCTTTCAATACGAGCTGATGTTATAGAGTCTACATTTTCAAACAACAACTTACGAATATTACTACCAATTTCTGGTTGAAATGGTCTTTCGTAATGATTTGTCAATACTAAATTTTTGACCGAGTTGATGATAGCATATTCATTGTTATGCGTATTAATATCCTTTTTAACTGGATGAATATTAAAATTCAAATCCAAAT